ATCACGCGCGGATTTTATACTGTAAAAAAAGGGACTTAGCCGGAACTTTGGAACCGAATTCCTGGCCTGCAGACAAGGTTGAGCGGTGGCCGATCGATCGGCTGGTTCCGTATGCGCGGAACGCGCGGACGCACAGCGATGCGCAGATCGAGCAGGTTGCGGCGTCGATCCGGGAGTGGGGTTGGACCAACCCGGTTCTGGTGGCCGAGGACGGTGGGATCATTGCCGGCCATTGCCGGGTGCTGGCGGGAAGGCAGTTGGGTCTTGTCGAGGTTCCGGTGATGTTGGCGACCGGTTGGAGCGAGGCGCAGAAGCGCGCGTATGTCCTGGCCGACAATCAGTTGGCGCTCAATGCGGGTTGGAACCCGGAGCTGTTGCGGCTCGAGCTCAGCGAGTTGCAGGGGTTGGAATTTGACCTCGCGCTGATCGGGTTTGACGACGCGCAACTGGCCGCGCTGACCGCCAACCCTGGCCTGACCGATCCCGACGAGGTGCCCGAGCCGCCGGCGGTTCCGATCGTCCAGCGCGGCGAGGTGTGGCAGCTCGGCCGGCACCGGCTGATGTGCGGGGATGCCACCAATGCGGAGGACGTTGCACAGGCGCTTATTCGCGTGCAGCCGCTGCTGATGGTCACCGACCCGCCGTATGGGGTGGACTACGATCCGAAGTGGCGGGCCGAGGCTGGCGTCAACAAGAACCGCGCGAAGATGGGCGAGGTCGTCAACGACGATCGCGCGGACTGGCGCGAAGCGTGGGCGCTGTTTCCGGGCGACGTGGTGTATTGCTGGCATGCGGGCCGATACGCAAGCACGGTGCAGGCATCGCTCGAGGCAGCGGCATTCGACATTCGCTCGCAGATCATTTGGGCCAAGGATCGGTTTGCGCTCTCGCGCGGCGACTATCACTGGCAACACGAGCCGTGCTGGTACGCCGTGCGCAAGGGCCGTCGCGGCAACTGGGCGTCAGATCGAAGTCAGACGACGCTCTGGCACATCCCGGCGCGTGACGACGATGGCCACGGCCACGGCACGCAAAAGCCGGTTGAATGCATGAAGCGGCCGATCGAGAACAACTCCTCGCCCGGCCAGGCGGTGTACGATCCGTTCGTCGGCTCGGGCACGACGATCATTGCCGCCGAGATGACCGCCCGCGCGTGCCATGCGATCGAGATCAATCCGACCTATTGCGACGTCTCGATCGAGCGTTGGCAGAATTTCACCGGCGAGAAGGCGAGGCGCGCATGAGTGGTGGTGGCAGACCTCCGCATGAGCCGACGGAGAAGGATCGCAAGACCGTCGAGTCGATGACGGGCTATGGCGTGCCGGAAGATGATATCGCGCGGGTGCTCGGCATCGCCAGGATGACCCTGCGCAAGTGGTATTCCCACGAACTGGAGACCGGCCACATCAAGGCGAATTCACAGGTAGCGCAGAGCCTGTACCAGAAGGCGATGGGCAGCGGCCAGGGTGCGGTCACGGCGTGCATTTTCTGGCTGAAGGTTCGGGCCGGCTGGGTCGAGCCGAAGCCGTGGGACGAGGCGCCGATCGGCCGCAAGGAGCAGTTGCAGCAGGCGGCGGCCACCGCCGGGGGCGCGAACACCGAGTGGGCAACCGACCTTGAGGTTAATCAGGTCAACTGATGCTGCAGTTCCTACCCGCTACCGAACAGCCCCCCGGCCCGGAAAACGCACCAGCGGCCCGCGCTGCCAGCCCTGGGGGCATCCTACGGGAGGCCGAGGACTGGGACACGAGCTGCCTGGATTGGGAAAAGCGCATCCTGGCCGGCCGCAGCCTGGTGCCGGAACTGCCGCTGTACGAGGGCGAGGCGGCCAAGGCGCTGCGCTGCTTCAAGCGGCTGCGGTTGCCGGATGTGATCGGGACGCCGCGGCTGGGCGAGGTCTGCGGCGCGTGGTTTTTCCCGATCGTGGCGGCGCTGTTCGGGAGCTACGATAGGGCCAACAATATCAGGCACATAGCGGAGGTGTTCCAGCTCATCCCGAAAGGCAACTCGAAGTCGACCAATGGCGGCGCTGTCATGCTGACCGCGCTGATCATCAACCCGAGACCTTCAGCGGAATTTCTCTTCGTTGCCCCCACGATCGAGATTGCCAGCATCGCGTATCGGCAGGCGAAGGGCACCATCCGGCTCGATCCCGAGCTGTCGAAGATCCTGCATGTGCAGGACCACATCCGAAAGATCACCCATCGGCAGACCGGCGCGAGCCTGCAGATCAAGGCCGCGGACACCGACGTCATCACCGGCTCGCTGGCGCTGGGCACCATGATCGATGAGACCCACGTCTTTGCCAAACGAGCCAACGCGGCGGAAATCTTCATCGAACTGCGCGGCGCGCTGACCAAGCGGCCGGACGGGTTCCTGTTTCAGACCACGACCCAGAGCAAGCAGCCACCGAGCGGCGTGTTCGCCTCGGAACTGGCGATGGCGCGCGCGGTGCGGGACGGCAAAACCCGCATGCCGCTCCTCCCGGTATTATACGAACTACCGGATCGGCTGGCGCGCGACGGCGGCTGGAAGGAACGCAAGTACTGGCCGCTGGTCAACCCGAACCTTGGGCGCTCGACCAGCGAGAACTTCCTGGCGCGCGAGATCGTGCGGGCCGAGGCTGATGGCCCGGCGGCGATCGCCTTAATTGCCAGTCAACATTTCAATGTGCAGATCGGCATGTCGCTGCGCGCCGACGGCTGGGCCGGCGCCAATGTCTGGGACCGCGGCACCGAGGACGGCCTGACGCTCGATGCGGTGCTCGAGCGTTCGGAAGCGGTGGTGGTCGGCATCGACGGCGGCGGCCTCGACGACCTGCTCGGCATCGCGGTCATCGGCCGCGAGAAAACCACCAAGGCGCATCTGGCCTGGACGCATGCGCTGATTTCGCCGGAAGGCTGGGAACGGCGGAAAGCTAATACCGGGTTCTATGAAAGGTTTCAGGCCGACGGCGACCTGACCGTGGTCGAGGAATTGCCGGATGACATTTCGTTTGTCACGGACATCGTGGAAAAAGTTAAAAGCTCGAAAAAACTTGCCGGTGTCGGCGTGGACGCGCTCGGGATCGGCGGCATTGTCGATGCCCTCGCGAAAATCGGCGTCACCCAAGAGGACAAACTTCTCGTCGGCATCCGCCAAGGCATCTCGCTGATGGGCGCGATCAAGACGGTCGAGCGCAAACTGGTGGACGGTTCGTTCAAGCACGGCGGCCGGGCGCTGATGACCTGGTGCGCGGGCAATGCGCGCGTCGTGCCGACGCCGACCGGGATGCGCATCGCGCGCGACGATTCCGGCTATGGCAAGATCGATCCGCTGATGGCGCTGTTCAATGCCGCGGCGTTGCTGGCACTCAACCCGACGCCGCAGAAGCGGCCGGAGTGCCGATTGTTTTTTGCCTGAAATCAGAAATGTAGTGAGAGGCTATCGCGGGGGGACAAATAGCCTCTCACATCTTGCCCCCGCGAAGGCGGGGGATCATGCCGCGCGCGTTACCGGGGCGGCTGCTGCGGCTGATTGGGATTCGGATTCGGTTTTGGTTTTGGTTCTTGATCTTGCGGCTTGTTCGGATCGTTGCCCATCGCGTCACCTGCTGCTCTGCCCACCTACGCCAAGACAACATCGCAGCGGCCCGCTAAGTTCCTGAGAGGCCACCATCATGTTGAACCGAGCTTACAGCCTGTTTGAAATCAAGCAGGTCGACGAGGACGCGCGCATCATCACCGGTATGGCATCGACGCCGACGCCGGATCGCTTGGAAGATGTGGTCGAGCCGATGGGCGCACAGTTCAAACTGCCGCTGCCGCTGCTGTGGCAGCACGACTCGAGGCAGCCGATCGGCCATGTCACGAAGGCCAAGGTCGGTAAGAATGGCATCGAGATCGTTGCCCAGATCGCCAAGGGAGTGACCGATGAGATCGATCGCGCATGGAGATTGATCAAGGCTGGCTTGGTGCAAGGCCTTTCGATCGGGTTCAAAGCGACCGAGACGGCGCGCATCGAGAAAACCGACGGCATCCGTTTCATCAAATGGGATTGGTTTGAGCTATCGGCCGTGACCATTCCGGCGAATAGCGAAGCCTCCATCGCTACCGTGAAATCGATCGACACCGCGCAGCGGGCCGCGTCAGGCCAGGCAAAGCCGCGTCGTGTCGTTCACCTCAACCCGCCCGGCGCCTCGGGATCATCGCAACCGAAGTCTGCTGCCCTGGAGGGCGCCATGAAAACCATTGCCGAACAGATTACTGCGCTTGAAGCCAAGCGATCCGCGAGTGCGGCGCGGATGGAAGCCGTGATGCAGAAGAGTCTCGACGAGGATCGCACCTCGGATGCGGGCGAGCAGGACGAGTTCGATACGCTCGCCGGCGAGGTCGAAGCCCTCGACAAGGATCTGGTGCGGCTGCGCAAGATCGAGCAGGCCAAGGCGTTTGCGGCCAAGCCCGTGATCAAGGCCGACACGCAGCATGACGGCGCGGCGGCGCGCGGCAGCTCGATCATCGTCAAGCCGCAGCCGAAAATGGAGGTCGGCCAGTTGTTTGCCCAGAAGGTCAAATGCCTGGCGCTGTCGCAGAAGGTGTTTCGTCCCGCACCCGACATCGCGGCGGAAATGTATGGCTCCGACAGCGCCATCGTCGCTGAGTTCAAGGCCAACGTCCCGGCCGGAACCACGGTCAGCGGCAACTGGGGGGCCAATCTGTACAGCACGGAAAGCGCCGCGGTTGCCGCGTTTCTAGAGTACCTGCGGCCGATGACCATCATCGGTCGCTTCGGCACCGGCGGCGTTCCGGCGCTGCGGTCGGTGATGTTCAACACGCCGATCGTGACGCAGACTGGCGGCGGTTCCGGTTACTGGGTCGGCGAGGGCAAGGCGAAACCGCTGACCTCGTTTACCTTCGCGCGCACGACACTGCCGCCGACCAAGGTGGCCAACATCTGCGCGCTCACCGACGAGTCGATCCGCTTCAGCAACCCGAAGTCGGACCTGATCGTTCGCGACAGTCTGGCGGCGGCGTTGCGGGAACGGCTCGACATCGACTTCATCGATCCAGCAAAGGCGGCCGTGGCCGGTGTCTCGCCGGCCTCGATCACCAACGGCGCCGCCACGGTGGTGTCGACGGGTGACGATGCCGACGCCATCCGGCTCGATATCCGCTCGCTCTATGCCAAGTTCTCGGCGGCCAATAATCCGGTGTCGAGCGGGGTGTGGATCATGTCGAGCAACAATGCAGTCGCGCTGGCGATGATGACCAATCCGCTTGGCCAGCCCGAGTTCGCCAGCATGTCGATGACCGGCGGCTCGCTCAACGGCATGCCGGTGATCGCCAGCGACTACATCACCAAGGCGATGAACATCGTCGCCCTGGTCAATGCCTCCGACATCTTCGTGGCGGATGACGGCGAGATCGCCATCGATGCCAGCCGCGAAGCCTCGCTGGAAATGTCGGATGCGCCGTCGCACAACTCGGGCACGCCGACCGGCAGCACTTCGCTGGTCAGCATGTTCCAGACCAACACCGTGGCGATTCGCGCCGAGCGTATCATCAACTGGATGCGCGGCAGGACGCAGTCGGTTGCGTATCTCACCAGCGCCGACTGGGGCGGGCCCGTCCACACCGCCTAAGTTCCTCGCTGCCTGGGGGCGGGCGGGCCTTCGTCCGCCCTCCTTTTTTCGGAGATGATGCCGATGAAAATGCGCACCTTGACGGCGATCAAGCCGCACAAGTACGGCACCCGGCACCTGACCGCCGGCGAGGATTACGAGGCACCGCCGCGGCATGCGATCGCGCTGGTCGCGGGCAGGAAGGCGCGGTTTGCCGACAAGGCGGCACCGGCCAAAGCGAAGCCGGTCGCGTCAGCGCCAGAACCCGAACCCGAAAACGTCACCGCCGAACCGACCAACGACATCGATCGCCTGCGCATGGAAGCCACGCAGCTCGGCATCGACGTCGATCGGCGCTGGGGCGTGGCGCGGCTGAATTATGAAATCGGGCGGGCGAGGGGCTGATGCGGATCTTCGGCCTGCCAGTTCCATTCACCGGCGAGCAGCGCAAGGCGCTCAATTCGGTGCCGGAAGGCCGCGGCGGCTGGTATCCGATCGTGCGCGAGCCGTTCACCGGCGCGTGGCAGCGCAACCTCGAAATCAATGTCGACACCGCGGCATCATTTCATGCCGACTTCGCCTGCAAGACCTTGATCGCCCGCGACATCGGCAAGCTGCGGGTGAAGCTCGCCGAGAAGGACAAAAACGACATCTGGTCGGAGACCACCAACCCGGCCTTTAGCCCGGTGCTGCGGCGGCCCAATGCTTATCAAACCCGGAATCAATTCTGGGAAAGCTGGGTGCTGTCGAAGCTCTCGCGCGGCAATACCTATGTGCTAAAGGTGCGCGATAACCGCCAAGTGGTGACCGCGCTGCATGTGCTCGATCCGACGCGGGTGCAGCCGCTGGTCGCCGACGACGGCAGCGTGTTCTACCGCCTGAGCAGCGACAACCTGGCCGACATCGACGACATCATCGTGCCGGCGCGCGAAATTATCCACGATCGCTTCAACTGTTTGTTTCACCCGCTGGTCGGCACGCCGCCGGTGTTCGCCTCCGGGCTGGCCTCGATGCTCGGCCTCAATGCGCAAAAGACCTCGGCGCTGCTGTTCGAGAATGCATCGGTGCCCGGCGGCCTGCTGACCACGCCGGGCGAGATCGATGACGTGCAGGAAAAACGCATCAAGGAGGAATGGGAGCAACGGTTCTCGCGCGTCAATCTCGGCCGTGTCGCGGTGCTGTCCGGCGGCATGAAGTACGAGAAGATGGCAATGACCAACGTCGAAGGGCAGATGATCGAACAATTGAAATGGTCGGCCGAGGTGGTCTGCAGCGTGTACCACGTGCCCCCATACAAGGTCGGCGTCGGCGTGCTGCCAACCTATAACAACGTGCAGGCATTGAACGTCGAATACTATTCGCAGGCGCTGCAGTCGCACATCGAGGAAATCGAGGAGCTGCTCGACGCCGCGCTCGGCATCGGCTGGGGCGAAGGTCTCGGCACCGAGTTCGACACCGACAACCTGCTGCGCATGGATACCGTGACCCAGGTCACCGCCATCCGCGACGCGGTCGGCGCCGGCGTGATGTCGCCGAACGAAGGTCGCGCCAAGCTCGATCTCAAGCCGGTCACGGGCGGCGACAGCCCGTTCCTCCAGCAGCAGAATTATTCCCTCGCAGCGCTCGCCAAGCGCGACGCGCAGGCCGATCCGTTCGCATCGGCAACGCCGCCAGCACCACCGTCGGCGCCGGCCGCCGATGCGGTCCCGGCCCTGCCGCCGCCGGCCAAAAAATCGGACGACATCGAAGAGGAAGCACTTGCGCAGTTGTTTGCCTTGGAACTGAAGGCCGCGCACTGCGCGCTCGCTGCCTGACCGCGAGGCCACCATGGATCGCAATGCAATCGCTGTTCTTGCCAAGGGTCTGGTGCCATTCGTGCGCGAGGTCGTGACCGAAGCGGTGGGGCCGCTCACCGCGCGCATTGCAGAGCTCGAGGCGCGGCCGATCGAGAAAGGTGACGCCGGCGAAAAGGGTGCCGATGGGCCACCAGGGCCGGCCGGCCCGCAAGGCGACAGCGGCGAGCTCGCCATGCTGCCGCCCGAGCTCGCCGAGCAGGTCGCCGGGGCGGTGCGCATGCTGCACGAGTCGCCGGCAATCGAGCAGCGCGAAGGGTCAACGTGACCGACGCGATCACCGCAGATAGCACGGCGGTCACCGCCGATAGCACGACCTGGACCGCCGATGGTGCGGATGCGGGCGTCGTCGAGCAGGCGCGAGCAGCGCCGCAAACGCCGCGTCGCATCAACATCGGAAAGCGACCGAACGACGGCAGCGGCGATCCGGCGCGCCTGGCGTTCAAAAAGTGCAACGATAACTTTTCCGATCTCTATGAGATGTTCCGCATCGGCGGCGCCGGCGGTGGCGGCAGCGGAAATGGCGGTGACGGTGAAGGCGAGCAGGGGCCGCCCGGACCACCTGGGCCGGAAGGACCGGCCGGCCCGCAAGGACCAGCCGGCCCGCAGGGCAATCCCGGCGCCGATGGCGCAACAGGTGCGACCGGCGCACAGGGGCCGCAAGGCGATCCCGGCGCAACAGGCGCGACAGGGTCACCGGGGCCAAAGGGCGATCAAGGCGACGTCGGACCAGCCGGCCCGCAGGGCGATCCCGGTGCCGACGGCGCACCCGGCGCGACCGGTGCGCAAGGACCGCCCGGAACCGCCGGAATTGAGGGACCGCAAGGACCGCCTGGCGTTGTCTCGGCGAGTGCGCCGCTATCGTTCAATTCCGGCACCGGCGCGCTAACGATCGATCTCTCGGCCTATGCGCCGCTGGACTCGCCCGCGCTGACGAGCAATCCGACCGCGCCGACGCCATTGGCGGGTGATGACAGTGCCAGCATCGCGACGACTGCTTTCGTCAAGACACAGGACTATGCCACCACTTCGTCGCTGGCGATTTATGCGCCGCCGGACTCGCCCGCGCTGACCGGCGATCCGACCGCGCCGACGCCTGTGACCGGCGACGACAGCGACAGCATTGCCACCACCGCCTACGTTCAAGCAAATCTCGGCAGCTATCTGACGTCGTCGGCCGCTGCCGCCGCCTATCAGCCGCTCGATGGCGACCTCACCGCGATCGCCGCGCTCACCGGCACCAACACGATCTACTACCGCAACGCCGCCAACAGTTGGGCGGCGGTGACGATCGGAGCGAACCTTACGTTCAGCAGCGGCACACTGGCCGCCAGCGGCGGCATTGCCGATGCGCCATCTGATAGTCAGCCGTATGTGCGGTTCAATAATGCATGGCAGACCGCATCGGCGGTTAACATCGCATTTCTTTCCTCGCCCGTGTTCACTGGCAATCCGACTGCGCCGACACCTGCAGCTGGCGACAACGACACCAGCATTGCGACCACCGCTTTCGTCACGACACAGGACTATGCCACCACTTCGTCGCTGGCGATTTATGCGCCGCTGGACTCGCCCGCGCTGACCGGCAATCCGACCGCACCGACACCAGCGACTGGCGACAACGACACCAGCATTGCGACCACCGCTTTCGTCAAGACGCAGGGCTACGCGCCGCTCGCGTCGCCGACCTTCACCGGTGATCCGAAAGCACCGACACCAGCGACTGGCGACAACGACACCAGCATTGCGACTACTGCTTTCGTCAAGGCGCAAGCCGCAGGTGTCACTGACGGCAGCAATGCGGCGGCGGGTCAGATCGGGGAATATCTCACCTCGATCATCGCCAGCAATGTTGCTCTTAACTCTGGCCTGTACAGCGCGGTTGTTACGCTGAGCCTCCCGGCAGGCGACTGGGATGTGCGCGGGGTCGTTCGCGTGAACGGCACCGCGGGCAGCTATATGTACATGAACGTCTACACGCTATCGGCCTCATCATCGGGCAGCGCCGACAATACGCAGACCGGCATCTTCACCGGGCTCGGAGACTGCTGGACCGCCGTGGGACCGTTTCGCATCAATCAATCTTCGACCACGACGCAATATCTCAACATCTATGTGGCCGTGGCGGGATGCACTGCTGTTACCGCCCAAATCCAAGCCCGCAGGAGGCGTTGAATGGCGCTGACCTACGAAGACACCTATGCCTTGATGTCGGACGCGGTGTTTCGCGGCCGCGTCAACATCGCCTGCGTCAACTTTGCGCGCTACATCACCGACGAACCAGCCAACACGCCGGCGCACTCGACCCGCGTCAGGTGGGCGCAGAACACACTGGTCAACCCGGAAGTGGCGGTGAACCAAGTCATCCCCACGGTGGTCACCGACGGCCAGGTGCAGGCCGACGGCGCCGCGATCACCGACCCGAACCTGCAGACCACGGTGGAAACTGCGGTGAACAAGTTGCTGTAATTGGTCAGGGGGCGGCATGAGCGAGAAACCGATGATCCCTGCGCCGACATATTCATTGATCGAGGGCTTCGGCGTTTGCCTGGCCCTGGGCCGGCAGGCGTTGGCCGAGGTGCGAACGCTGGCGCGCATGCCGGGACCGGCGGGAGAGCGCGGGCCGCGCGGCGAACCCGGCGAAAAGGGCGGGCATGGCGAGGCAGGGCCGCAGGGCGCAACTGGTCTGGCCGGCCTCGATGGCAGAGACGGCTTGCCCGGTCCGAAGGGTGAGCCCGGTCGACCCGCTGCCGATCTCGGCT